GGGCTTTTTTATTGCTTTATCAGCTATATTCCCACGTTCTCCGAACTATTCTACGTGAAAATATTACCGCAGATTTTAATATTTTTCTGCGTGCGGTACTTTTTTATGGTGCAAATTGGCAACGGATTGGCAATGAAGCCCGGGACTATCTAAAATAAAAGATGCACCTTTTGGCGCATCTTTTATTTTACAGGGGGATCAAATAGCCCCAAACACTGCTGCATTAATAATCTGGTATATAGCGGGCATTCTCGCACGCCACGGCACCAGTCTTCCACAGTCCGGCGTGGGATGCAAAAATGTTCCGCAAATGCTGCCTGGGTCATTCCCGCAGCGGAAATAATCTCCCGAATGGTACGGGTTGCTGCGGTATAGATGGCGTGCAACCGATCCAGCCGATCGGGCAGAATGGGCGAATCTGGTGCATCGTCCCAGATGGTGGACAGCGCAATATCTGATATATAGGCGTCCACATCACTGTAATTCGAAACTTCTGCCACGCAAAAATAATATTGTTTGTCGTTCATTTTACCTTTTCCCTTCTTATTCCGTTTTTGTTCCGGGAATGTGTCATAATACCAGTCCAGGAATGCGCCATGCACACGCTTTTCGGCTTCTTCGCGGATGCTGATAGCGTATTCTATGTCTTTGCTACCGCCCAAATAGTAACAATGCCCCTTGAAGATAATGGTAGCTTTCCACAGCTGGCAAGACTTGTCCCACGACACCCCTGTTTTTCCGCTGGTGTTCGCCATTGATGGCCGCTGCATCAGATGGGTCACTTGCGTGCCATCAATATAGTCAAATTCCAGTTTTTTGCGTAGGTCTTTGCAAATTTCGCGGTGGACTTCGGAAGATAGACAGCCACAGCTTTTTGTGTCCCCATTGCGAAGATTGATTGCGGCGACTTCGGCTGTCTTTCCGCAGTCGCACCGGCACTTCCAAATGACACTATTGTACAGATGCTTGTCTGTTGGTTCCAGTGCGATCAGCCGGCCAAAGCGCTGCCCACTAATATTCATTCGGTTGGTGTGGGCTCCAGCGCAGCCGCAGCTTTTCGTCGTACCGTTTTTTAACCTAGACGCCGTTACATATGCCACATTCCCACAATCGCATAGGCATTCCCAGACAACGCGGCCGCCGAGCCGCTGATCCGTTTTTTCAAGGGCAGTCAGCCGCCCGTATCGCTGACCAGCTTCCACTTTTTCGACCGCAGATCGCGGCGCATATGGCGTCCCGTCTTTCTTCGTTTTTATGCAGCCACAAGATTTGCTTCCGCCGTTTTTTAATAACGACACGCTTACATCACGTTCGGTTCCACAGCGGCACTTGCAGCGGACAAAACACGGGGTAGGGGATAAGCCTACGACAGTCCAATAGTTGTAGGCCTTCCCAATCATGTCGGAATAATCAGCCATTTGCGTTAATACTCAACATCTTCGAAATAGATGCCGGTGGCTTTCCCGGTGTCCTGGTCGATGATTTCTCCATCTTCGTCGATACCGCAGTGGATGCAGTCCAGGATTTCGTCAGTGGTCATCCGATTGTACTGCATCATTTCAGGGTTGACGCCAACGATTTCGCAAAGTTCTCTAAGCTTCTTGTTCATTTTTATTTCCTCCTTGATTTTGTGGGGTGTTCCCCTTAAGTGTCTTTATTGTACCACGCAATGCGTGGAATGTCAAGGGGCAAAATGAAAAAAGTTTATATTCTTTTGAAAAAATAAGCCGAATAAAGGGAGCGCTTTCAGGCGCTCCCTTTTGCGTAATTCCGGATTCTCAATTATTTAGCCGCCGCATAATCGCCGCGTATTCTTTTGGGTATATCAGCCGAATGCACTCCATGTGTTCGTCCATCACTTCTAATAGCCGTTTCATTCCCGCTAAATTTGCGGCAATTGCAAACTCGCTCCCGGATATTTCATCATTTTGTGGCGCAGGAGCGGAGGAATACAAGCTTACGGGGGAAACATCAGCAGAGCGGGAATATTCCGGGAACATGTGATCTAGAATGGTATAGCATGAGGCCATTAACTGGCATGTTGCCGCCGTCGGGCGCTTCACTGCTTTACATTCTTCGATTGTTTCCAGCAAATCCCGCTCTGCCAACATTTTTTAATCCTCCATACAACGGACGGCCTTTTCTAAAGCCTCTCGCGTCCGGCTGTCCGGCGCTTCATCAATCATGCGCCGCAGCTTATCCGCAATATCTTCCTTGGCGTCTGCGCGGCTGTAGCGCCCCATGCTATCGCGTTTACGGCCTCGGTAGCTCACGCCGTCCCGGTAATCGGCTCTATAGCCATCCCGTCCATAGTTGCCCATGGCGTACCAGTCCCCGGCGCTGCTGTACCCTTCACCCATCATGATCTTATCCAGATTCTTCATGGTGTGCGTCAGCTTGTCCACGGTTTCCAGATCACCGGCGGACAGTTCGCCTTTTTCGGCGATTTCGTCCAGTTCCCGGCAAAGTGTATCTCTCAACTGTTCCCAGTGCTTCATAATTTCACCTCCTAGGCCACGCGTTCAATCATCAGATTGGCGTTGGCAACATCGATTGCCTGCGCGGAGACATTGCGCACGGATAACGCTACGCAGCACCCACGGGGAACATCCACAAACGCGGAGGTTGCCACGTTGAATGCGTCTCCCACGGCGGCGGGTGTTGCCGTCGCCGTAGTGGTGGGAAGCGCTTCACCGCCCAGCGCCAGCGCTACGCTGATAGCCCCAGCGGTGCCGCCGGTAGGCACGGAGATATTTCCCACGAAAAGCACGCGATACCGCGCGATTGGGGAACATCCATTGCAAATGCCCCGAAGCGTCACCAGCCCAGCGCCTTCACGGTGAACAACATACCCCCGCCCGCATTTCACCGGCGTATCGGTAAACAGCACGTTTTGTCCGGCGGACACCGCCTGGGCAGCGTTCGCAGTAAGTTCAACCGCCATGCTCGTCCCTCCTTACGCTACACTCCCGCAGCCGTAGCCGTTACCGTAGCAGCAGTTGGGATTCTGCACCTGATAAGCGGGAACCGGGCGGGGATTGTAGTACGCGAACTGGTTCTCCACATAGCCCTTGATCGTGAGATTCTGGGCATTCTGGGAAGCAGCCAGCTGTGCCATAAAGAGCTGCTGATTCTGATCGGCGATTTTCTGATCTTTCGCCGCCAGTTCCTGGGCAGTCAAGCGCTGGTCAATGGAGCGGAAGCCGCAGTTCATAGCGTCGATAATGTCCCGGGTGGTGTTCTGGATGGTGTTCCGGGTGTCGCAGCTCTGGGTAGCAAGATTGTAGTTCACGCCCTGGATAGCGGCGCGGTTTTCGCAGCAGCACTCCTGATTTGCCATCTGCATCTGGAAAAGCTGCTGCATCAAGGCAGCCTGCTGATTGCACCGGGAAAGCTCCGCCGTCTGGAAACCGTTGCTGATATTCTGGTTCACGCCTGCAAACCCATTCAGCATACCGGTATTCATGGCATAGAAGCCGTCGCAGACACCGTTGTTCACGCCGTCAATTTTCCGCTCGATGTTGGAAAAATCGGACGCGAGAACATACCCGTCCACCACGCCAGCGCCGGAACCCCGGCCGCCAAAGCCTCCGCCCCAGCCGTTGCCGCCCCAGCCGAAGAAGCCGAAGATCAGGAAAATGATGATCCATGCAGACCAATCACCGCCCCAGCCTCCGCCGTAGCCGCCGTTGTTGCCATCGGTAACAGCTCTGATATCAGCGGGGGTCATTTCACTTGCTGTAATACTCATTTTATTCTCCTTTCAAAAGATGAAAAATATAACAAAATCTGGCCAGATTATTGTTTACCTTCTAGGCGCTCCGAAGCCGAACATGCCCCGGAATTGCTCAAACTGCCCCTGCATCTGCTGTGCCATTTGCTGGGCTTGGTTAAGCTGCTGCTGGTTTACACGCCCGCTCTGTACAAGCTGATTAAGCAGCTGTTGCGGGTCTTGCCCCCTCATCTGCTGCATAAATTGGGGGAATTGAGAAATCATCTGCATAGGATTAGGCATCATTGCGTTTTACCTCCGCTTTCTTGGCATCGCGTTTTCCATCCGTCAGCTGGTTCAGCCGTTCCTCTACAGCGGAAAGCCGCTGCTCAAATCCTGCGCTGACTGCCTCCGGAGTAGCTCCTGCGTCCCGGATTTTGTATTCATACGCTACAATCGGCATTGGTCGCCCTTGCGCGTCCGTCCGCTTTTCATAAAATACCGGCTTGTTGCTGTCCCAGAGCCGCACAAATCCATTTGCCGTGACGATAAACGCCTCCGCCGCAGATTCCGAAGCTACCCAAATTCGATCATCAAGGGGCGGCTGTTGGGGTTGTGCGGGCATCTGCGGTTGCCCGATTGGCATTTGCGGCTGGAAATAGTTGGGCTGAAAATAGCCGGATTGGTAGTTGGGCTGCATATAAGGATTTGCCATCATTCACGCCTCCAAAAATAGATAGGATTTTCGTCCATTGAGTTCCAAGTATCGTACAAAACGCCGTTTTCCACGGCAACAACGTGGTTTTTCAGCGCGACAACGTAAATCCCGTCAGGGTATTCCCGGATAAAATCGCCTACGGTGTAGCAGTCCGGGCATTCCGCCGGGATTGCCGCCCGCCTGAATCCGTGCCGCCGTAACACCGCACCCCATACGTTATTTGCGCTAGGCATATCACATTGAGTCAGCCCCTCGCTGGCCAGCTCAACGTATGATTGATACCAGTCAATTCCCAGAGCCTTTGCCACAGCTCTGACTGCGCAATCGCCGACTTTCGCGGCGCGGGGATTTGGATTAAAGCTTTGAAATTCAGCCATAGGCAACGCCCCCTTTCTTCCTATAGAATAACAAAAAAATCGGTAGGGAAACTCTCGTTTCCCTACCGACTTACAATCACACTTCTATCAAAAAACTATCAGAAGTCTATGTTTTTGGGGAGTATGTAGCTATACTCCTGCACACTGTTATAGGAGTTTTTCAACTTCCTAATGTACCTATCTAATGTGGCAAGGGACATGCCGTAAGCGTGGCACTGCTGTACACGGCTCCATCCGGCGGCTCGGGTGCGGATGATCTTTTCCTCCAACGGCGTAAGAATCGCCAGAGAACAGAACTCATCCAGAATCACCCGATTCCACGGGACTTTATCCACTTATCACATCAGTCCTCCTTGGGGGAACTGTAGGTTCTTGCCTGCTTGCTGTCAGCAATACCGGCAGTGGTAGGATCATTGACCACGCCCAGAATCACCAGCAGGGCAAACACGGCGTTCACCACGGCCAGAAGCTTATCGCCGATTTCGCCCAAGTCCAGCGTAAAACCGAACAGGGCGGCTACCGTCTGCACCAGCAGAAGCAGCGCGGGAATCGCGGCCAGCCAGAAGTTCTTGTTCTTGATACGTACAACCCAGTTAATCATTTTTTGTTTCCTCCTTAAAAATCAGCCCAGCCCAAGCCGGGCAAGAATAAACCCTACGACAGCGGCTACGACGATGTATATGACCTTTTCTACAAGCGACTTCCACCGCTTGCCGGGTTCGGATTTCAGCTCCTGCACGTCCGTGCAGAGGCCGTCAACCTTCTCCCCGGTGGCCTCCACCTTCTCCGCCATGACAGCAACAGACGTTGCCAGTGTGTTCACCGCTTCCGTGTGCCGTTCCAGCGCGTCCAGACGGTGGGAGTTGGATTTGCTCCGCTGTTCTACCGCAGAAAGCCGCCCAGCGATTTCCGTTTCTTCCATTGGCATACTCCCTTCTCAGCCGTTCCACCGGCTGTACTTCCCGTTGTCCTCGTGAATCCCCCATCCGTACAGCCCCAGGCCGCCCCGCCCGGGGATTTTTTCGGTCTGTACCTCCTGTGCTATGGCATACAGTTTCTCCGGGTAGATAGCCCCTGAGAGGTCTACGGCCTGTCCCGTGGTGTGTAGGGAGTTGGATACCCCGCCCACCTCGGCGTTGTGCCGCTTGCACCGCACACCGGAATTCACATTCAGGGGAACCCCCGCCCTGCGGCGTATCTCATCGGCCATGCGAACGGTTTCCTCTGCGGGTTCTGCAGGGAAGCCGTTGCAGTATTTCCCGCCGCACTGGCACCGGAACTCCTCCCGGGTGAAGTACTTGATGTCGTCCCAGAACGTCCCGGTTTTCGGTTCGGTGCTGTCCTCCGGCTTCTCCACCTTTACCGCCGTCCCGGCGATAGCACCAATCAGCATTTTCTGGGTAGCCGCACCCGGAATCCCGTCCACGGTAAGCCCGTAGTCAGCCTGAAACGCCCGGATTGCCCCTTGGGTATTCCTGCCCTCAATGCCGTCAATCGTGCCGGGAGAATAGCCTAGATAAGTCAACAGGCATTGAATTTGCTTTACCGTCATACGTTCACCTCTTCCCAGCCCTTGGGGTATGCGGACGGCGACCATACATTATTGCCCATCGTTGAACGGTATACTTTACCGCCTTCCGTGCAGCAGTCGCCCTTATTGTAGGGGCTGGTAGACACGGCGACGAACGGCAACGCTTTTGCTGGGTCGGTGCTCCAAGCAAACCCCCACTGCGCTGGAAGTTCCTCTGGCTCCTTAGTGTAGATAGTGCTGTCATAGGGCTGCACCAGTCGCACCACACGTCCAGCAGACGATTGACACACAAACCCGGCCTTGCGCTCCAGCATGTTTTTGTTTGCGACAGCAGCCTTGAAACTGGGAATGTCGCTATCCGCCGCGTTCAGTTCGGTGCCTGTCATGTCTGGGGCTTTTTCCTGCAAGGCAAGCGCGTTCGCCCGCCCCTGGGCATACATGATGCTTTTTCTTTCCTCTTGTGTCACAGACTGTCAACCCCCTTCTTGTAGGCTTCATCCAGCTCTTTCAACTGTTCCTCGCCGCCGCTGGCTTTTATCTCCCTGATTTTTTCAAGGATAGCGTTTTTACGCTCTTCGATGGTCATCATGCGTTATTCACCCCCAGAGCGGTTTCAATTTCGGTTAGAGCGGCTTCGTACTCGGCGTTCTTTTTCAGCGCCTCTTCCAGCGGGGTAAGGATTTCCACCCCGTCCCGATAGAATTTACCATTGCTGTAGGTATCGCCGATAGCCACGGGGCGGTCTGCGGGGTTGATGAGAAATTCCGTTTCCGGCTGGGAATCGGAACACCACAGCATATTGGCCACGGTGCCGTTTTCGATGAGTGCCATTGATTTTGCCATTATGCAGCCCCCCTTGCATTACGGATGATGGCTATGCCGGCCTGGCCGCGAATTTCGTCATCAGTTCTGTACCGGCCTTGTCCTCCCGCCCCAGCAATCGTTTTTCTATTATTTTGATAACTTCCGCCATCACCACCGGGAGAATACAATTTTTTCCCAGACTCTCCAAATTCCGCTGTGGTTGTTCCCTGGCCGGTTCCAGGCGTTCCATGCTCGACGCCGTCTCTGTACGCTTTTTTGCCATCAGAGCCATCCGTTCCGCCAACGGACGCTTGATAGTTGCCATCATTACTATTACCGCCCACGCCTCCTCCGGAGCCGCCATTGCCTCCATTATGAGTTGCACCGCCTTTTCCTCCTTTTGCTGTCTGGTTAAAGGCAGAAGAGTCACCACCATTCGCTCCCGCATTGGAGGATATTCCCCCAACAACGATTTTATAGCCCATGTTCACCTGGACGATAACTGCCCGTTTCGTAGTGGTATAACCTCCACCGCCTCCGCCACCCATCCAATTTCCTCCCGCTGCGCCACCAGCTCCTCCTCCTCCAACAAGGAAGACGTCGATACCGCCCTCTGCACCGTTGAGGTTGGTAAACGTCAGCGTGCCGGATGTCAGGAAGCGGATTTTCCAGTTGCCCTGAGATACGGTGATAGGCTCATCGGAATCGTTTACAATTTCATAATCGCCAGTGTAAGTAAATTCGGGGATGGTATTAAACGAAATCGCCGTGCTGTAGTCCGTCGTGACCACAACATTCTTTTGAGCAGTCTTGCCGTCGCCGGTGATAGTAACAGTCCACGTCCCGCTTGCAAGCCCCTTGAACACCACAACACCCGTTGTGCCGGAGTTCTTGGTCTTTGTCTTGCCGTCCTTGCTGATAGTCACAGTGACGTTCGCCGGGGCTGTGACGGTAAGGGTGCCGCCGGAACCGCCACCACCGGTGTTTACTCTGCCAATCATGCGCTTACACCGCCTTTCCAACAAATGATTGTGGGAATTGTAATTGCCGATTCCGGGGCGCTTGCAGCATACAGATATACGCCGCCGTTGTAGGTAGCCGCAACAGGGGCAAAATTGCCGTCAATTGCGTCTGCCACGGCAAGAACCACCTCCGGAATCATGGAGTTCAGAACTCCCGTCAGCGCGATCGCCGCACGGAATGGATAATCCTGATATGTAGAATCAGCCACAAACGCGGATACCGGTACGTTGGTATCCGTGAACAGAAGCTTTTTAAGCTCCACCGCCGTACCGGCTTCCAGATCGGCCAACTCCCGGTTGATGGAATCCAGAACCGATGTGGCTTGTGCCGTGGTATCATCAAGCACATCTTTTACTTGTGCCTGCGTTTCTTGCAGGAGCGTGGAAAACTGGCTCTGCATTGTGCTGGTATCAATGCCCACCTTTTCCGTCACCAGCCCGCACACCGAAGCGTCAAGCCGTTCATCCGTAATCATGGAAGCGGTGATAGCAGTTGTACCGGCCGCAATGGAAATCCGTGCAAGGCTGATTTGCCGGATTGTGCTGTTGTTTGTCAACACCGGGGCTGCCGCCGTACTGGCCTTTGCGCCTTTCAAGATTTTCACTTCCGGATAGTCCACATAGTTTGTGGTTTTCCACTCCACAATTACGCGATCAATCCGATTCAGAACGCCGTCTGCCGCGTCAACGGCAAGCTGCAATTTGGCACCGTCAACGGATTCATTATCAATCCACCATACAATGCCGTTTCTGCCGGAATTTGCCATCCATCCAGTCCCGTCGGAGACTTCCACCGCCATTCCCGGCGTGGGAAGCGCCTGAACGGATGCATTGCTACCAGCGGCAAAAACGCCGGATGTGCGGCCATGATGCCAGCGCATAACGTCTTCTGCGCCTATGTATGTATCTTGGTTATTCGGGAAACTTTTGATATTAGCCATTTAATTTCATTGCCCCCAATGCTGTAAGAATAGGGTCGCCCAGGATAACTTCTGTCCGGGCTTTGTTGCTGTCCAAGGTGTACTTAATGCCAGTGATCCGGGCGCTGAACGACACCCCGAACCGGGCGGATACGCACGATACAATGTCCCCCAGAGCGTAATACTTGCCCAGGTCTTCCGGGTCGATGGATACGGAAAAGGACTTTCGTCGGATTCGCTTTCCCAGCTCCATCTGTCCATAAGCACGCGCGCGGGCTTTGCAATCAGCCTCAGATTCATCATTTTCCTGCCGAACGGCTGTTTTGAACCACACCTCCCGGCGATTGTCCCCAGTTGCATCGCCGACAATCTCAACAAAAGTGTTGTCTGTGCCGCTAAGGCTTCCTTGCACATAAGCCACATTGCATAAGGTGGAATCGTCGTCGTTAATTACAAGGTCTTTCGCGCTTCCCTGTTCCTCCGAAAAGACAATAGCGTGAATGCCAGCCGTCAGGTCACGCCCCTTGTAAAGGCGGAAAGTGTGTGTCATGTCGTCGGGGTTCCACTCCATTGTGTGGCCTATGCCTTTTTCCTCAAGAAACGGGATGATTTCATCCAGCAAATTCCCGCCAATGAAAACATTGTCCGTTTTATCGGTCATCCCGGTTGCCTGTGCAACCTGGATTCTCGTCATGCCTCGGAGATTATCGCTTATCAGTTTGTACACGCCCGTCTCAATAGTTGTCATGTGGTATTCCGATGCAATGATGCGCTTATTCAAAAGCCAGTTTGCGGTGTAGCCGTTCGCCGTGATGCGGTTCGTGGTCGTATCAATCTTTGTGTTTTCTATCACAAATGTTACGTTTCTGCTTGTATCATACAGGAGATTGCCGACTTTCAACACGTTAATGTTGTAGTCGCTTACCGGCGCAACCAGTATCAGCTTTCCGATATCGTTGTAGTAAATATTCATGATAACACTGATTGCGTGCCGGATTTCGTACCGTGTGGAAAAGTCCTCTTTATAGATTTCAAAGCTCATAGCGCGATCCCCACGATCTCCGTTGCGAAATCAATATCCACCTGCAAATTTGCAAGCCCGCTCGTCGCTTCCGGCTTCAGCACATTATCCCCAACTTCCAGTTGAAACAAAGTGCTTTTCAGGCTCAACGCGCCCCGGCAATCTCCGTCGACGGATGACGTTACAGTTGTCCGATCGTGCGTAATCTCTACGATCAGCCGCTCCCCGCTGACGATAGTTTTATTTATCAGCAGAAATTTTCCCGTCGCGGCGTTGGTGATTTTGGGATTTTCCACATCACCGCTTGCCGAAAGAGTAGCAGTAAACGGGACGGGAACCTGGCCGCGATTCTCCACATTGATAAATTTCGCTTCAAACAGCTGGCCGAAACGATACGGCCTTGAAATGTTCCACGGGAATTTGAATAGCTTTTGAATGCCGGATAACGTTACCGCTGCGGAATCGTCCTTGCACCAATACGGATACGCCGCCAAAAGGGAGAACTGGAACTGTGCGCCCCATTGTTTCGCCTCAATGTTTGGTGTCGCCGTAGGCCAAACATTCAGATAGTAATCATCCGCATATAGCTTCCCGGAAATATCGGGGCGGATGACGGAAAGCAGCTTTTCTTTATTCGCTGCTTGTCCGTCTCCCACCAGATACCCGTTGACATTTACAGGCCGGGGCTGAACGTTTTTGCTCTGAATTGTCGCCCCCGTCTGGTTGATGCCTTTCGCCTGAGACAGGGATACCGTTACCGTATCGATGCCCGTGGGCTTGTTGATAAGATATCCACCGGCATAATCAAAGGTAACGCTATCCCCGTTTTCGTTCACGTAGCGGAACAACTTGCTTAAATTGTTGAAGTTCGTCAAATCGTCCACCTCGCTTGCGTGAAATACGCTTCTGTAGCCGCTGCCAGTTCAACAGGCGTTTGTGCAACGGACTGGATATTCTGTATGATCGTCACACCACGCGAGCCGCCAGAGAACCCCACTCCGTCGTAGTCCGCCACGCCGGATGCACCAGCCGATTTTCCAGCCCTATATGCTCGCGCTTCCTCGGCGGTGAGAACTTTTTCCCCCTTGTGGAGGCGTACCAGATAATCGTCGTATGGTACATAATCAAGGCCGCTCTTCGCCCCGGGAACGTTACTCCCTTTGATATTGGCCTTTATCGTGAGCGTGTAGTTGGCAAAGCTATTTGTCAGCCGTGATTTCATCTGGGAAGCAAGGGAATCCAGCTTAGCCAGAACTCCCGGCGTGCTGCTGTCGATACCGGCAACCAGACCACTCATGGTATTGGTTGCCGCCTCTGTAGCCGCCGCCTCCTGGTCAAGATCGCCGACCTTTTCCACGTAGCTGTCTGCAGCTTCCTGCATACGAGCTTTCACATTTTCTACGGCCAACGCCAGCCCATCAGTAGACTCGGTTCCTGCGGCCTCATATGCAGAAACTCCGTCCATAAGGGTTGCAAGTTTTCCTCTCAGGCCATCGACACCACCAGACATATCTTCCAGTTCTTCTCGCGCTCCCGCAAGGAATCCGGCTTTTTCACCCGTACTCATGGATGCGAGATATTGAGCTAGTCCGTCAATGCTGATGCCTGCAAGGTCTGCTTTTTCGGAAATGAATGCGAAATCTTCATCGATCTGCTGAAGAACCTCTGTATTACCCGTAAGGTTCCCCATGAAATCATCCCACGACATTTTCACAACTTCTATTTGGGAAGTAAATGCAGAACCAACATCATGCAGCCCGTTATAGATGGTGGTATAGGTATTCTGGTAATCCTCCAAAATGGACTGTGCCGTGGCGGCGTATTCCTCAGAAGCAGCCTTTATCACATTTACAGGTTTCGCCGCTTCCTCAGCTGCGGCCTGCTCCTGCGCTTCCAAATCGGCAAGATTCTGCTTCGCCTGCTTTATGGCTTCGGCTAATCTCTCCATCTCGACGGTGTCGCCGCTGAAACCAGCATCGGACGTGAACATTTCCAACCTGGCTTTTGAAGCTTCCTCGTACTGCTGCTCAAGCTCTTCTACCTTTGCGCGTGCTTCTTCTACCGTCTGCGGCTCTCCGGCTAACTCTTTGACGAATGCCTTGTGTGCCTTGGTTGCCTTGCCGATGCCAATCGCCAGAGCAGCTACAGCCGCCGCCAGTACGCCCAGCGGATTAGCCGTTATCGCCGTATTCCATGCGTATTGCGCCGCAGTTGCAAGGGAAATCTTCCCGGTGAGTACACCAACGGCGATTTCACTAACGGAAAATACACCATTCAGCGTGGCTTCCGCGACCGCCGCTTTTCCGCTTTCCGCTGTGAAGAACGCAAGCGCCGACGCATTTGCCGTGAATATCGTGGCGATATTTGCAATGGCTTTTCCGGCCATATTCACCCCGATCGCAGTACCTGCAACGGTTGCCGCTGTGGCCGCGAGCTCAAACGCCGTGACAAGAAGATCAATAGCGCTATTCGTTTCCCGGAGATACGAAATGGCTTCTACCGTGGCAGTTCCAACGCCGGTAACAATTTGCTGTACACGGGGTATAATGTTCTTTCCGGCTGTAAATACGCTGTCCACAAAGTCCTGGGTAAGTCCTTCCATGTCGGCGCTGCTGTCAGCCATGCCGGTAGCCAGATTCTGCCATGCTGCTTTCATGGATGCCGTGGAACCTTCTATCGTCCTTGCCGCTTCTTCCGCAGCATAGTTCGAAAGCCCCTGCATTTCGATATAGTCCACAAGGGCGGCTTGGCAGTCAGCTAGATTGTCAATGGTGTAGGCGGTAGCCTCGCCGTTTTCTGCGTTCCACTCGTTTACCTTGTCAATCAGCTGCTGGAATCCCTCTTTTGTGGGGGTAATACCCAACTGCAAATTATCCAGCATCGTGAAGTTGGATTTCATGATGCCGTTAAATGCATTCTGTACCGCTTCTTGGGTGTTTCCGGTTGCCGCCACAACGTCGGCTTCGGCGGTGATAACTTTGTCGGCAAGTTTGGCGGCGGCCTGCACATTGCCGCCAAGGGCGGTTTTCAGGCCGGTAGCAAATCCATTCACCTGCTGCAAATAGTCGTTCTGGCTCATTTGCACGGACTTGTAGGCGTTTCTCGCTTTCTCCGCCACAAAATCGTAAGCGTCGCCAAACATCAGCTGTGCGCCACTGGCTAACTGCTCATACCGCGCATAACTGGTGTAGGCCGCTTTGCCAACGTCTGCAACTACCCCGGCAAGCTTCTTTACTCCGGCGATAATCGCGCCGCTGGCAAGGTTGGCTTTCAGAACGTCGGCGAATGTGCTTGTTTTGTTTTCAGAATCCTTTAGTTTACGCTCATATTCATCTGTATCCAGTGAAATCGTCGCAAACAGCTCAAATACATTAGCCGCCATCCTGCCCACCGCCTTTCGTCACCAGTTTCAGCCCAGCATTTTTCACCACATCCGCCACGATATCCTCCGCAGACCGGCTTTCCTCCGGCTTCGGGCTGATGATATCCTCGTATCCGATAGATAGATACAATCGCTTGTCACACCCCGCCGTGTTTTGCGTTATCATCTGGATACCGTCGGTAATGTAGCGCCGAAGAATTTCGCGTTCGCATTGCTTTTTCAATTCCATGGGAAGAATGGAGAGGTACGCCCTCGCCCGTACTCTGGGGAGGGCGCACAGCGCGCTAATTATTCGCTCTGCTCCCCACGCCCCCACGATTTGAAAAAACTCAGCAGTTCTTTATCGTTGGAAAGCTCCTTAATCTGCCAAAGCGTCGCCATTGTACTCTGTGCGGCCACTTCCTCAATGCTCTTTTCGCCCATGATGGACAAAATAGCATAAATGTCGGCGCGGTGCGTTTTCAGCAGCAACGGAACAACGGTGGTAATCCTCTGCGCACCAATCAGCATAACGCCGACTTTTGTGGAGTTTTTCTTGTCCACCGGCTTGCCAATGGCGTTCATGATTTCCTCATCAGAAACGAGATTCACAATGTGCGGGGTGATCTCGCACAGCACGTCCAGGCACTCGTCCGTACCAAGTTGAGATAATTTTCTCATGCTTAGCCTCCTACATCGTAGCGGATTCGGCCTCTCCGGCCTTTACGTAAATCTCAAAAGGCGGCGTATCCTGCGCCGTGATGGAATAATGCCCGGTAAACTCGAATGCGAACTGGCCTTTGCTCTTGTCGCCGGTTTTCAACTGGAAACCGCCAGTAGAAAGGCCGTTCAGCATATGGATGGCCAGATAGCCGCCCTTTTTCGCGCCGTTTTTGTCGGAGTAGTCGGCCACAAGCCAGATATCCTTGAAATCATCGGTGGCAATATCGTTTCTGGGCGTGATTTTCCCAGCGGCTTCATCAGCGGCGGCCACCATCGATTTTGCGTTAGTGGCGTTCACAGATACGAAAGTGCCGCTAAGCTTCACCTCCCAGCTTTCCAGCCGTTTCAACTCCTTTGTGTTCTTGGGGCAGTTATCGATATCCTCGCCGAAATCGGAGAAGCTGGGCGTTGCCGCGAAGGTCAAGCCGCCGCTGGTAGCGCCAATAATAGTGCCGTCGGCGACTTCCGCCGTATCGGGCGAAAAGGCCGAAAGCAAAACACCGGCATTCAGCACAAGCTCCTTAAAGGTATCCTGCGGAATCTGTGTAAATTTCATTGATTTCCTCCTATATGGTATTGAAAATTGCGGCAACGTTCAGTTGCCGCAATTTGATGGATTGATCTGATTCAAATGTAGAATTGATGCACCACGGCTCACCGCGCATAAGCCAAACTGTGCCGGTATCGCAAGGCAGCTGAATGCCTCCACGTCCTATCGTGCGGGAAATTTCCTCTGCCTTAGCGTTCGGCTCTGCCTCTTTCTCCGTGTGATACCACAGCTTTACCGTCAGCGAGTTCGCCATATCGCCCCACCCGCCGACGGAGACCGAATAGGTTAGGTAGGGCATTACTGTGTCGCTCGGTACCGCTGTATCCGGATACGCGGGTAGATTAAAGCCGGAAAAAAACTTGTAGAGCGCTTCTGTTGCCGTCATTTTGTCAGCTCCCATTTCTCGGCGGTAACCTGGCACATATCCAAAGTGCCGACCGTGGGCGCTTGCTTATCGCTCCCGTTGCTCGTCACCCGGAAAATTGCACCATCGGAAAGCCGCTTGAATACATCATGGAAAGAAAGCGGATTCGCGCGGCGGGTGGTAATGGTGTACACGCTGGTAACGCCCTCCTTCTCCGCGATTCTGGATTGCATGGAGGTATCCAGAATAATAGCCGCGTCAAACTCCGCGCCCTGTGCCCATTCCGTTACCCAGCCGCCCTCACCATCCGGGGTGCGCTTCTTTTCCATCAGTGCGCACGTGTTATTCAGGTAGTAGTCAAGCAAGCTCATATCTTCCTCCATATCCGTAAGCGCGGCGCAAACACCGTTTTCCAGCTCGTGCTTTCGCCGGAGCCGGACGAACTGCTTGCCTTTGTGTATGAGTAGCCACCGAAAGATTCGCTTTGATACGGGCTTTGTACGGCCTCAGCGTTCTTCTCCTGCCATGTGTTGATTTCTTCCAGAATCGCCAGTACATCCGACGGTACGCAGATTTCCGTAACGATTCCGGTATAAGTTTCGTCCCGCAAATCAGCATCACCGTACACGTGAATCCCGTTATTTCTCCGGCTTCCTTCGATCAGGTAGTAATCGCCGGTTTCAAGGCCAGGAATAACGATCCGGTTCCCGGTGATTTCCTCCCCGTTAAACTGCCAGTGCAAGCCGGGGAAGAAATTACGCAGGTACACAAGCAGCTCATACAGGCTTACCGCATGTCCCATGTGATTCCCTCCTTTACCGGCTCTTTACAACGGCCAGAATGTCCGCTTTGTTCATTGCGGCGCTGACCCCGGAAATACCGTTTTCTTTGGCGTACTCCAAAAGCTGCGCTTTCGTCATTCCGTCAAAGTCCACGGTATCCGGTGCGGTTTTGTCAGCTGTCAGAGCCGCCCTTAACCCCCCGCCGGGGTAACAGTGGCAACGGCGATGCCGTCCAGGTACTCCGCCCACAGTTTCATGCCCATGATGGCGTACATATCGCCGGTAGCCCGGGAGTAGTCGCCCTCGACATGTACGCCGATCAGGTTCGTTTCGCCCTTCACGGTGTAGTTCAGCCCCAGCTTGGCAAAGTCGCTGTCGCTCGGGTCGACGTAGTACAGGTCAATGTTCTCAACGGGGGTTGCAATCACCTTACCGGCGGCGACGTACTTGTCAGGCAGGAGGAAAAGGGTGTTGTAGCCCAGGAAGTTCTGAACATAGGTAAGGCCGAACATGGTCTGGGTGGTAATCTCCTTATCGCCCAGGTAGTCGTAGAAATCCATGATGTTGGCAAAACCAACGACCTCGGTCACGTCCTTGTCCATGCCCATGAACTTCGCAAGCACCTTGCCCTTTGCCTGTGCGAGCGCCAGCTGCCAGGTCTTGGGGGTCAGCGCCAGAGAGCCGGTAGCCAGGAACGTGTAGAAGTCACCCAAAACCTTGTTCTGCAGGGCAACCAGGAAAGCGTCGTCCGTCTTTTCTACGGCGACCTCTGCGCCGTATTTGGCCACGCTTTCGATGGTAACGCTCTTTGCGTACTTGGCCACCTCGATATCGCCATAGGTGACGGGGGAAACCTTCATCTTGGTGAAGGGGATCTCGTCGCCTTCCGCTACGGTGGCACCGCCCTGCAAATCGCCGTCTACCTCTGCCTTGTAGGATACCAGTTTCGTTCCAGGCGCCTTGCGGATAGGCCGCATAATGCCCAGAATGGTGCGCAGTGCGTCCCAGTTATCGTTGAACCGGGTTACAAAGTCCACCTCTCGCGCGGACGTGGTGAACTGTGTGGAAATCGTTACGTTTTCTTTTGCTGCCATTTGTACAGCTCCTTTCAAAAAAGTTATTTGTTTTCGCTTGCCATGCTTTCAGCAAGCGCGGCCTGTCTCTCAGCGGTGGACAAAATATACCGGCCTTTATCGTCCTTTTTGTAGATTTCAGCGCGGCTCTTTGCGCCACCAGAGGTGTCAGGCGGGGTCTGTGTTTGGGTGCCGGTGGTGGTAGTCTTGCCGATCAAGCCCTTGTAATCGCCGGAAAGCAGCCCATCCAGTGCGGCGGTATCTTTGATACTTTCGCCGTCCAGTTTCAGGCCGTCGATTTCAGCTTTCGCTCCACGGATTACCAGCCCCATGCTCTCGGCGGGAATGCCCTTGCTCTGGAAGTACGCCCGCGCGGCCTTTTCCTTGGCGGCGGCGCTCTCCTTGGCGGCAACCCCGTCTTTGAAATCCTGAAAGTCTTTCTTTTCCTTCTCGTACTTGGCCTTGTATCCGCCGTCAGCGTCTTCCTTTTTCAGATCATCCAATTCCTTTTGAATGCCAGGAAGTTTCTCAGCGTCGGCCTTGTACCTCCCGATATCGGCTTTCAGGCCGTCCACGGTATCGGTGTGCGCTTCAATAATGGTGTCTACCTGTTCGTCGGTAAGCCCCATTCCCTTCAAAAGTTTGCGAGTTAATGCCATTGTTTCAGTCTTCCTTTCTTCGCCCCTATTCTTCGGGGACGACTGTGATATAAAAGCCGCTATACTTCGCGGATTTTACCGAAATAAACAAAAAAGAAGCCGAACAGCACGCAAAATCTACGTACTGTTCGGCTCCGATTGCCCATTTCTGCGCCCAATTACGCAGGAGAAGAATATTTGATTGTTTTCTTTACTTCGAGGACTATGTAGCCGTCGCCCTTGCGCCGTATCTCCACATCATTCCCGCGCTTGATAATGGCCTCTATGGCCTTGATAATTTCATCATTATTCATTTATTGCCCCCTCAAATCGCGTCAACGTTTTTGAACGCTTCCATAAGTTTGGGAAACTGGATAGCAAAAAAATCTACCATTTCCTCGTTCTGCGCCCATTCGGAGTTTTCCGCAAGGCCACTTTCAAAGAGGAAAGCATGGATAATCTCATGCCGCTTGTTCTTTCTGATCTGAACTTGTAAGTTTTTCTTACAAGTTTGGTCGCCGACGTGCTTGCTATAGCTATCCACAACCAGTTCTTTGCTGGTTTCGTCGCAAAATCCATCGCATCCCGCCAGCCGAGAATCTTCGTCTTCACAGCAGACGGAAAGCGTGTATTCAGCTCCAAGAACGTTGATTTTTCTGGTATCCACGCTACGTCAATCTCCTTTGCTAAGTTCGTCTTTCAGAATATTCTTGTATGTTCCCTGATGATCGGCGATTGACGGCTTAATAAACGGGTGCGCCCGATTGCCAGCTGTCCAATGCCAGATTCCCTGCGCGTCCTGGTATTTCCACGGAGTGGGACGGCCTCCGCCTCCCTCGGCGTATTTGCCCGTTCCCATTTCCTGGTAAATGGCGTATTCGGTAGGCGTTCCAACAATGGCTTTCTTCCCATCCTCCACGGTATGTGTAATGCTGTTGCGCAAATTCCCAGTATCAACGGGGCATAAATCCTTGGCATATTCTACAGCTTTTTCTCCGCAGCGTTCCAATCCGCGCTCACACGATTCGCCAAGGGCACGGAGGATTTCGTCAGAGTTATCCACAAATGTAATGCTCATTTCCCCCTCCTTTTCTGCTTCTTCCAGAGCCGGTCTTGTGCGGTTCGTGGCGGCGCATACGCATAATCCACCACAAGCAGGGATTCCAGCCCGCTTCTTTTTTATCCGGTTGGAAGATTTGGGCATAGAAAAAGCACCATGCAATTTGCACAGTGCTTTTGGTTTATTCAAGCCTATTTACTTCTATTTGTCAGCTTTCCGCTTTGCTGCTGTCGTGGATTTCAACGCTCATACGTTACCCCTTAATGAATGGTTCATTATCAATCCATCCATCTGCAATGAGCCGCAAAACTATCTCGCATTGCTCTTTTGATTTCCCCGTTGCAGTTTTAGCGATACCAACAATACGCCGATTTTCGATAATCAGATCATCCCAGTTCTGCAATCCGCGAGAAATGAATTTGATGTATTTCCTGTAAGCGTTTTTTGCATTCGGTGTAGCCGATTTTTCAATTTCCACAAAATCCCCAACAGAAAAATCAGATGTTGGGTCTTTCACAAACTCCGCAAACATCGGAAGCCAGTCAAGCACCGTCTCTTTCATTGCGAAACAACCTCCAATTTCATATATCGTTCGGGGACTTCTTTCTCCACAAACTCTCTTGATTTTAGGTCGAAAATGCTTTTTTTAACAGTTCTTTCCCCCGCATCAAGGACTTTGTATGTTGTTCCTCTGTCTATCAGAAATTCAAATTCCGCTGGGTTGTCTGCCATTTTGTAAATATAAGCGCCGCGTGTTGACTTTGGCACGATAATATCAAGAACCGTCTGCGTATCTTTATGCCCTCCAAACGGGAGTTGCGCGTCTTGCGCTATTGTCGTGCTTGTAAATCCTTTTTCTGTATATAGCTTCCCGATACTCGCGACCATATCATCAACAGATGACCCGCCTCCTGTAATATACCCAACATCACCGACAACACGCTTCACGTTCAAGTCCGTTGAAAGCTTGAACTTTGATATTTCCGCAGAAACGCCGTCGCTTATCTCCTTATACCCGTCGAGGTTCCCATAGCAGCGCAGCGCCTTTTCATACGCCGCTCCGCCGCGCTCTACGGCGTTAATTGCGCTATACGCACCGCCGGAATACTTGGATATATTCGGGTTTGCTTTTTTCGTAAACTCGACGCTCGAGTTTGTCGCATAATACTCGTTTTGCCACTTCTCCAATTCCTCTAAGTTGGAAAGGCTTAAAGTTACTGGCTTTATTTCGGGCTTTGCTTTAATTATATCAGATTTTGCCGCACTTGCAACTTGCCTTGCAGTTTTGAGCGCCTCCCACCCGTCAGCGTTATTATACTTCAAATCCTGGAACTTTGCAAATGTTTTTGGTGCTTTTTTACCCAGAATTTCACGGTATTCTGCATATTCCCGTTGGTCTGCCTGATAGTTTTTACCAGCTTTCACCATGCCTGCCCATTTTTCCGGAGGATACTGCGCTTTCTTTTCGTCATACCATTCTTTGTACGATTTTTTCTTTACAAGCTCATATTCCCCGGTTTCGGGATTCTTCACGCGCATCATGTGGCGTTCCGCTTCCAGATCGTCGTCAGTGGCATTCACAACCGTGCAGCGGCAATTATACAGCTCATGCCCCGGCGCTCCCAACGAGCCATCACCGGGGAACATCATCTTATAGCCGCCGACATCGAACGGTTGATCGTAGTCCACAATCTGATTGTCTGCCATACCGTGATCGTGGCGGGTGCGCAAATCCTTTGTGGCTACCCACTTTTTCTTGGATTTAATGCCCCACATTTCGTCAGCGGCGGCGTAGCTGTCCATTCTACCGGCATTCTGTGCGGCGGTAACTGCCGTTCTTGCCGCTCGAATGGCGCTTACACGGCTCATTGTGACGATTCTGGACTGCAAATCATCGGATATCTGCTTGATGCTTCTGCCTTGTAAGATGGAGCCTGTAACGCTTGCTGTAATCTGCTGCTTTCCAAAAGCCAAGTCAATGCCCCGCTTTAGTGCAAGCCTTTCGGGGTAGTATGGCATTACGTCCGGTTGCTCCACAATTAAGCGCTTTACAGTCTGCTCGTCAAAAAGCGTAAAATCCGCACTCGGGTGAACGCTCTCAATGGTATAGGCTGTGTAATTCCGATTCAGAGAGTAGATTCCCGGCGTAGCGTCGTTCACATAGGCAAGCGCCACCTCTTTTG